ACACAAAGACCGGCAATTCCACTTCAAATGATCAACATGTCTTACCCTCGTATGTTCCATAATCACACTTTAACCTAATCTATATTGAATAGGAAGAAACTGCCTAGTAAGATGAGAGTTATGATAGGTTGTTATGTGTGTCATGATGAATAAAGTGAGATGTCTGTTTATTTTAAATTTATTTTGTTTATTTGATTTGGTCTTGCCCTTTCTGCAATTTTGTGTATAGGCTCATATAATCTTTGTTTTCTTAAGATATGACATACCAACAGAGCCAACCAACAGCAACAACAATACTACTATGAGGAAACCTAATAATAAAAAACCAATAATCTTTAGAATTGCTGTCCAAGACCCCCCTAGCCAAGAAAACAAACCTCCAGCCCATTTTCCCAGACTCCAGGAGCTTTCTGAGGGGTTGACGACCACAGAAGCACCTCCTGTAGTATTTCTCAAGTCCTGAGGCCCAACAGAAATCAGGAGTCCTCTGATGTTTAGCAGTTTCTCGTTGCCCCCACAGGAGTAATGTGTTATAGAATCCACATTTGGTGTGTCAAAGTGCATAATCTGACAATAGTCTCTGGTGCCTCTCCACACATTAAATGAAATGTGGTATGTGCCCTTCTCTTCAGAAGCAATGAAGTTGGCATTTCCATCACTTTTGATCTTCACGCACACCCTAGCTCCATAATTGCATGAATAGCATCCAGTAATGTTAACGAAAGAGGCCTCACAATTTGGAACTTCACTCAAAAATTCTATTTCATGATCTTCCATATTAATTGTCACCAGAGCTTTGATGGCACCATTGTTAAATGCTTGGACTGTTTTCTTATCTTTAGAGCTTGTATAGGTCATTCCATTCCTGACTTGTGGTAATGAACCCTTGACAAAGGCAGCGAAGGGGTCTATTAAAGATGCTGTGCAATCTATCTGGTCTGTCATGGGTTTGTACTTTATCAAATTGGGTGCCCTTATGCAAGAGGAGTGAGCTGCAACAGCTGCTGATTCAGACGAGCATCTTATTTCTCCAAGAAACCCTTCTCTTGGTACTTCTGAAAATGCTTCGTCATAAATAGCAAATCCCCCTCTACTGCTCTCCAGGAAGGAGAATGAATTGCTTCCTGAGACACCCTCAGCATCTAGGGATAATGATATGGTCCCCCATGACAGAAACTTTGTCCCTAGTGATCCCAGAATGACCTCTTCCTTCTCTCCTTCTGGTCCAGTGACTAAGAAGGTGATTCTATGAATCCAGTCTACACAAGAAAAGACCCGGACAGCTTCTGCCCTCACGCTCCTTAGCACTGTATGTACAAACAAGCATGAGGGATTTATGTTGAAACATCCACAACCTGCTGCTCCACACTGCTCGAAGCACTTGTTCTCATTCATCAGCATGTTATCATTGACGCCTTTGAACTCTTTTGATACCTCATTATCATTCCAACTTTGGCATCTATTCCCCTGACACTCACCAACCAAATGACACCTCCTTGAGCTAAGACATGAGGGCGTGTAGTGGCTAGTCCAAAAGCTATTCCCCTCTCTGCATATCACTTCACTAGACATAGTCTTTATTCTCACAGTCTTCTGCTGGTTATCCATAGGCCCTTTAATGATAAAACATGTCTCAGCTCCAATGATGCCAGCTTTTACTGTCACTGTCGCAGTAACAGAGCACTTCACTTTTCCATCTGACTGTGTACATTTTGTTTGCTTTGAATTAGATAATAAGCTTTCAGAACAGCATAGGACTCCAGGAACCAAAACAAAGATAAGGAATAAGGTAGCATTGAATCTTGGAATAACTCTTCTATTTCTGATAGGGGCGGCCATCTCTACGTCCTCATGGTTCCATCCAATGTTTCTATTTAGTCTGCTGCTCAATCTCTGCCAGCTGGACTTCAAGATCCTCAGGAACCATTTGAGTAAGAGAGCAATCCACATGAATGGACTTCTCAACTTCTTAGGGATTAATCTGAAAAAATAAAAGAGCTTGCCTAATAGCATAAACACCACATATAAAGAGAAGGAAATCAAAGTTGAAAGAATCAGTCCACTAGCAATGGTGTGACACTGGTAATTAATTATTCCATTAGTGCAAAAAAAGCAATGGTGTGTCTCACAAATGTCTCTAGCTTCACAAGTGACCTTTAATTTCAAACTGATTGAGTCATCTGTGTGGGATAAGTGTAACCCAATTTCTCCCCCCATTGCTGCTGACATTCCAGGATAAGGCACAATGATGGTGGTGGATGGCTCCTGATGTGCAGAAACACATGACCCATGAGAACAGGAAACTGCAGACGTGATTTTGAAGCCTGTGGAAGTTACTTTAACACCATCTTCTGCACACTCATAATTGCAAGTCTCACAAGATTCTTCTCTTAATGAGTCCAGCAATTTCACCTCTCTTCTAACCAAAACATTCTCATATCCAACACATCTAGGTTTTGTCCATGTTCCATGAATGTTGACCAGGATTGGTCCAGATCCAGGTGCAGCAAGACACTTGGCCACTGGGTAAGTTCCAGTGCAACCATATTTTTCACAAAAGATATGGTCTCCAGTGCAGATCTTGCTTTTTGATGTATTGATGTTTTTACACTCATCTGGTTTGACTCTCTTAAGCTCCCTGGTGTCTGACTCCGTACCATCTTGACCTTTGTGTTCATAACAAATGAAAGATATGTTTGAGATCAACTCCACGTTCTTCACCATTAGACGATCTAGATACATTTTACCTTGATTAGTGAAAGTCACAAAAGGTACATTTTCATATGACTGAGCTGCATTGGCACATCTTTTGTAATTGTATGAACCAATGCTACAGACACCCTTTATCACCAATTTGGGGCCATTATAAGGAGTAGATTCCTTTTGGCAAATGGCATCTTGGAGAGACACAGAGGTTTTCATTGACAACTTGCTAGCTCCAGCCTTCTTTTTAATTTTCCGGCAAAACATGCAGTCTTCAGTTATTTCAAAATCATCACTTTTGCACTTAGAATGCTGAAGTTTCCCCTTGTCATCTATGAAATACACTCCCGTGATCCCGTTCGGACAGGATCCCCTTATGAACCTCCTGTTATCCAGACATTTTGCATCTTTCCCACTTCCCATTTCACAACTTTCCCCTTCCTTCTCTATAATGCCTTCTTCTAGGGCCTCTAATGGTGTCAGATGCATGACATACGAATTAAAAAATGGATATTTTTCTGGCCTTACCATATGGTCAAATCCAGCACAGTTTGTGTTGTAATCTATGGGTCTGCAAGTTGCATCATCATCTGCGCTAAACTTGTAATTTCCATTGCCAATGCGATTCCTAACATGAGGGTAAGGATTCATGAAAACTGGATGGACAGTGCCTTTCTGAGATGCAGCAATTGTTATTGGAAGAACTGTTGTTAATAAGAGAGGTGTCATTAATCCTGCCTTCAATTTGATCATGTCCAGATGCATCTGGTGTGCCTTGTCCTTTTCTATCCTAATCTGATTTTGCAGACCAGCATGCATGTCATCCTTCTCCCTGAGCTCTTCTTCTAAAGCTCTCAAGCTGTTGTTCACATTGAAAGCTGTCCCTGACAGATTTGAGATTCTGTGCTGTAACATCTGGTTTTCTCTGATTAAAGAAGCAATTTCATTCTTGTCATCAATCCCTGTCACTCTCAGATTTTCTACATCCCCTAGGGCCTTTCTCAGAGAGGAGGACTTCTTTTCTAGCTCTTCAACGAATGATTTATTAAATCTGGACTCCCACTGATGTCCATCTCCTGCAAATATTCCAATCTCTTCCACAAACTTCTTGCTATTGCAGTCAACTATATTCTTCCCAGGCTCTGTGTCATCAAGGCCATTAAAGTCAATTGAAACTCCTTGCTTCATAAGGTCTTTTTGACATGTCAGCCTAAGTGGAGAGATTGATAATTGAACTTCTTCGATCAATGTCATGACTGTTCTGTTGTTCATCTCTTTAAGGTCACCTTCACCTATTTTGCAGGATTTTAATTCAGAGTCCAACCTTCTCTTTCTTATCATTTCTTCCCAGTAATGCACCAGTCCTTCGAGTGGGGACTCATTGCTAAAACAAATGCTATTGTCACCTTCAATCCCCCAGCCTGAGATGGTGTAAGCAGCTAATGCTGCTATGATTCTTTCAAAGAATAGGATCAGCTTCATCTCTACATCAAAGTCAACAGCGATTTGTGAAAGTGTATTATCCTTCACTACTTATCAGTGCAGTTATGAGGACTGAGTCTGGTTGAGAGTGATGGTATTCTGGGGAAGTTCAAGCAATGGGCACAAGGTTTTGAGAGTGGTGTGTTAGAAAGTGATGGTCAAACACTACAAACTCTCAGGGGTTGATCCTCTAGTAGTTATCAACAATAATAAATTTTCTATGCCGTCTTTGTGT